ACCACCTATGACTTCGTATTCTGCAATGTCTTCTCCATCATCTGCACTATAGTCTTGTTCATTGTAAACTTTAGTGTCAAAGCACCATATTTTTACTTTGTAATCTTTGAACTCATCCATAATACCTTTTACTTCACTCAAAAATATACCAGCTTGTTTATCAGTAATAGAACCACTCATGTCTACACTTACACAAATATCTATAGTATCAGCAAAAAGTGTTCCTGGAAGAATTGCACCTGTTTGCCAACCTTTTCGTGAAGGTCGTGTAAAACTATAATCAGCTTTAATTGTGCTTTGGATTTGCTGTCTTAATATTTCACGCCAGTTCATTTTAGGCTCAGTCATTTCTTTGATCATGCGCTGTATTTCGCCTGGCACGTTTCCTGCTCCAGCACTATTAGCAGACTGAATCATTGCTTCTTTAATCTCGTCACGTATTTGATCTAGTTCTGCTTTGGTGTATTTCGGACGACCTTTGCCTTCTTTTTCGTCACCGTCTTCACCATCACCGTCCATATCAAGATGTTCGTCGAGCATTTCGCCATCTTTATCTAATTCATCTAGTAATTCTTGTAACTCTTGCCCTCTTTGTTTTGCATCTTTGTATAGTGTATCATATACTTCTTCTGATGTCCAGCCTCTGTATTTGAAGTCCTGAAAACAATCAACAATACTTGGCTTTTCACCAATTCGTTGATCAACAAGTAAATTATTAACAATATAGTCTGCAGATATGTTGTAAAGCATAGGATGCCTATCTTCTCTACGACCCAAATGATCAAATACACAGTGTAGTATTTCGTGTGCAATAACAAATTCTATTTCTTTGTTACTCATTGCATTGAAAAACTGTGTATTGAACCACAAATTTCTACCATCTGTAGCGGCTGTCATACACCATTCATCTGCTGATTGTATTTTTAATCGTGTAGCCATATTACCAAAAAATGGATGTCTTAGTAACAAGCCTACTCTTGCAACAATAATACGATCCAATACATCTTCACGCATTTCATCTAATTCTTCTGGCGTAATGTCAGGATTTGGTTGCCAATTTTTAAGTTTTGTCTGTTGTTGTTTTGCCGACATCTGCATTGCTACATACTGTGGTAAAAAATCTAACATATTATTCCTCTTTTATCAGTGCCTAATACTTTTATAGCATTATTTACATACATTGTCAACCATAAAAAGAAAAAATGGGCGACAAATATGCCGCCCATAAGTAACCATCTTAAGCCGATTGTGCGGCTTTGATGTATTTGCCATAACGATCATGGAATTCATCGAAACACTCTACTGCATCCGGATCTATTGGAAGAGAGTATTGTGTAAGAGCAAGTTTGATACCCATTACAACTAATTCAGTATCAAAGTTATCCATTGCAAAACGTAAAAAGTTATTTACTTTAGAGTCAAACTTTTTATCATTTGCATCACTTGCTTCTTTAAGCTCATAACAGAGAGATACCGTTAAGGAATACATGGCACTGATTTCTTTGGTATTCATCTCTTTTACCTTACCCGCCAAAATATCTGTTGGGTTTGGCATGTCTGAAGCTATCTTACGATGCGCCATAAATTTTACAGCAAGTCCTTCACCAACTGCACCTGCAACTAAATCAGTTGTAGTGTTTTCGTCAGTGTCTTCTTCAAGCAATTCACTTACAAAAGTCCATGAACGTGGAGTTGCAAACGAACGACTTGGAGATCTTGGATCAAAGTCATAAAGATCTTTTTTAGCAAAGCTAATATAGCCTACTACGTCTTTATGAACTCTGTTGTCAACCGCCCACTGAAACCAATCGTCAAAATTGACAGCCATTTCCAAATGGATAAAACGATTAGCAAGTGGTGCTGGCATACGGTAAGTAACACCTTTGTCAGCTTCACGGTTACCAGCCGCAACAATTATTACATTGTCCGGCAATTTATATTGTCCTACTCTACGATTTAGAATCAACTGATATGCAGCCGCTTGCACAGCCGGAGCAGATGAGTTCATCTCGTCAAAGAAAACAACAATATTATCATATGCTTTAGCAAACTCTTCATCTGGTAGTTCACTAGGTGCACCCCATACCATTTTGCCTATGTTAGAGTCAAAGTATGGAATACCTTTGATGTCTGTTGGTTCCCAAAGACTCAATCTAATATCGATTAGATGACTGTTAGGCAAACTATTTGTAATTTGCTCAACAACTTCCGATTTACCAATGCCTGGTGGCCCCCACAAGAAAATTGGACGTTTCTTTTTCATTGCTACTTGTATAGCATTTTTTGCCTTGTTCGGCGTTACAGTTCTTGTAACTACTTCCATGTTATATTCCTTCTATGTTTATCAGTGCCTATACTTTAATATAACACATAAAACACAAAGGTCAACCTTTTTTTGCACGATTTAATGCTTTTGTTAATCCATACTTTCTAAGGTCTCCACTAAACAAGCCTAACTCTACAGCCTTTTTCTCATTTGTAACCGTAATACTTCTGTTAGTAAGATAGTAAGGACAATCTATAAATTTGTCTAAAAATATAAGTATTTGAGTTGTAATAGGCATGTCTCTTGGATAAGGTATATCATATGTTTGCAAACCTATTTGATTAATGATATCAAATCCATCTTCAGTAAGACGTAAACCACCTTCTTCTTTATCTCTAGTATTATACCACCAAATAGGAAGAAATTCCTTAACGCTTATATCGTTGAAACTTTTTCCTTGTTCTTTTAGAAATAATTTGGTGTATGTGACTTTGTTAACCATTGTTGTTTGTCAACGTTTCACCTTCAGTGAGCTTGACTACTGTGAAATCTTCTGTTTTAAACATTTGATTGAGCTTTTTTGCTAGATTAAATGCATGTCCTGGATTGCTAAAACTTGTTTTTTTATACTTTGGACCAGGATAACTAGTGAGCGCATTTGAACTTTTTAAGTTAAATGGTTTATTTTTAAAAAATACAGCCCAGATAGCTTCTGCGTCTAAAACTTGTTCACACTTGTAGGTGGTGCCATTTGTATATTCTAATAAAATATTTGGTTTAGGCCTACTCATATTAACTCCTATTATATGCGTATATATTTATCTCTTTTGAGTTAACTGGTAGTTTATTTCCATTCCCCACTATCCATGGAGATTTCAATAACTTGATCGTTTTGTAATTGTTTTAGTTGCTCAGCAACATATTTTTCTAAATCACCATGCATTCTACTCATTACAAGTCCTAATGTGCTTGCTAATGCTTTTGCAGAATTTATGTCCATTCTAACTTCTCTAGATCTACTAGCTTCAGCACTTTGCACTTGTTGCAAAAATTGCTGTATAGAAGATGTATTAAGTGGTTCGATTGACATTACTTAGTGCGGCTTTCATTTCTAACTCTGTTTTATATGGACCCATATAATCATTACGCTCAATAGTAATTAGCTTTGGACAAAAACTCTTTAACCAATTTATGTTAAACTTCACCAAATAATATCCTGCACAATATACACTTTTAGATTTAACACTTTTGGTGAATAAAGGTAATTTACGTTGTATATCAAACATACTATTGTATGGATTAGTTCTTGTCGGATAACCGTGAACTTCTTTTGTATTAGACTTTACATTTGTATCTTTTATCTTAGCAACTAAAAAATCCTTGCCAAATTTCTTTTTAAGAGCAGATTCGGATCTAAATATTTCAACACTACTTTTGCTAGACATAATAAAGCCTTCATCATTCTTGCTTAATGTGCCTACACGAACACCTTCGTGTTCTACAATCCAAAATTTATTTTTTAGGACAGGTTTTGCTGTTACTGTCATATATTATACCTCGCTTGTAATGGCTCTGCATATTGTGCCGCATTGTCTGCAATACGTTGCAGATCCCACTTTGCACAAAATTTCATAAGTCTCATGCCAACTTGTGAAATGTTTTTGCTTTCTACTGATTGGATAGTGTTATTTATTTCTTCTCTAATGTGCTCGGGCTGTGCAGTCAAATCACATAACGTAACATTACGATTATAGTCATCTAACACACGATGCTCTTCACCATTATGATCTACCCAACGTTGTAACATCATGTTATTCCAGTTGTAGCCTTTAGTTGCCTTATCTTCAAACGCTTCAATAAGACCAACTTTGTTTTTTGTGCCTTTCTTGCGAACACCTGGGTATGCAGAAAATACGTTATCACTTGTATCACCACGCATACACTTTTCAAATAGCATAAAAGCAGGATCAGGCGCAGCCTTTGCTTCACCTGTCTTTTTGTCTATTACAGGCTGACGTTTCTTGTCATCAAAGTAACCTTCATGTGTAATAATTGTATTACTTACACCATTGTATTGACGCACATTGGGTGCAATAAGTTGTGCAAAGTCACCATCTGTGCTTACAATAACATGATCATCATTTGGATGTGCTTGCACCCAACCTGCTATAAGATCATCTGCTTCTAACACAGAATTATGTAATACTGTGCAATTTGTTTTACTCCCAACAAAGTCTTTGAACTCATCAAAGATTTCCCAAAATACTTTATCTTCTTCTGCTTCACGTGGAGTAAGTGCATCACGTGCTTCTTTGCGGTTGCGTTTGTAAGGCTCATAATAGTCCTTGCGCCAACTGCGTCCTTCTAAACAGAAAACAACGTGCGAACCGTTAAAGTCCTGCCACGCCTTCTTAATGCTGTTAAGTGTAATGTGCATAGCCATGCCAACCTTTGTATCAATGTCACCACGCACAACATGACGAGCACGGAAAAAAGTATTAGCAGTATCAATCAGTATGTAAGTCATAAAACTCTTCTTCTACATAGCGTTTCAGTTCATGGTCACCAACATTGTCGGGAACCTCTTGTTTATAGAATAGTCGATAGCTATCACTACCGTATTTCCCTATTCCATGTAACATTGTAGCATCCTCTCCGTCCCATGTCAAGAAATCTTCTGTCATTCTTTTCAAACGGTTATATCTTATATTAACCATTCCAAGACTTTCAATTATAGTTTTGATTGTTTTTTCTGGAGTATTTAGAAAATGCACTGGTGTAGGTGATGCAGTAAAAAGTGCTGGTAACACTTTTTTAACTTGTTTTCTACCTGTGCAATTTAAGCATATAACTCCTACCATATGTTGCCAAACAGTGTCAACCTGCTGTTGGACCATTAGGTCATCTCTCATGATACCTCGCTTTTACCTTTACTAATTGGAACAACATTTATATAACCTGCGTTCCTGTTTGTATCCATGCCTTCTTCGGCTAACATATTATATACTATATCTCGGAACCATCTGTCAACCACTTCTTCCTCTGGATCGCCTTCTACTCCATATCCTTCTTTTAGTAATTGTTCAATAAAGTATTTGTTCCAATCCAATTCAAAAAAACCATTGCGAACATTATTCTCATTTATTTTTACATCAAGAACATTTACCCAAGGTTGTTTTTTTCTAGTAGCATACTCTTTAGGATCACGTGTTTTTACTTGCTCAAGATCTTTTGCTTCTAATGCAGCTTTTTCTTCTGCAATACGTTTTTCTTCTGCTTCAATACCAGTTAACTTCTTTAGCCACTGTTTCATAATAATTTCCTTATCTTTTCGTAATCTTCTTCAGATTTTACACCTTTGGGAATTTTTTTGAGATTTTCGTTAAGTGCCCCAGGCATTTCCGAATAAGCTGATGTGGAGTCTAGGCGAGAACCTCCACCCTCGTTCCATACAGAGGTTCGCCACCTCTTGAACGTTGAGAGTGTATTCTTCCGACCTACCCCCAAGCGGCATAAGATATACAGGGACGTCCACGCCCGCTTCACGATAGGCATCAACAGCTCTACTGACTTCGTCAACATCATCTTGATCAGCGACAACAAACTTAAGATACATGTCGCTGCCGTTAACAAGTTTATACTGATGAGCCACTTCAGGTTTAATAGCAGTTTCCCAAGGTTCTCCACTAACACTAAGTTTTGGGGAACAAGACCAAGTAACTTCAAATCTGTCTTGTGTGTTGAGATATTCAACAAAATCCTCTTTGAGATTCTGTGTAGTATTTGTTTCAAATGTGACATTTTTTAAATCTCTCATTCGTGGATGTTCAAATAAATCGACATACAGTCGTTGCCACGCCAACAACGGTTCGCCGCCGGTCATGATTAAATGGACATCTTGACCATTATCCATCGTCCATTTACCTTCTGGCAACAGACTTAATAAATGTTCTACAACTTCATCAACTTCTCTAAGCATGTTGAAGTGTTTAAATTCTGGATAGATACTTGCATATGTATCACAGCCTGTATGAACAATAGGCAAGTCATTAAATTCTTTTGTAGTTTCATGCACACCGTCATCCAATAGTTGTTTAACTTCTGCATTATAACGTTCACCACGTTTGTGTTGTTCCCAACGATCTCCAACACTTTTGTCAACACCAAAATTCATGCAACGAAAATTACAACCGAAGGTGCGTAGGAATACACTTGGCACTCCTACGAACTTTCCTTCACCTTGAACTGAATAAAATGCTTCACTATAGCGTAACTTCATTATAATTCCTCCGCAATACCGAGTAGTTCAGCAAGTAGAAAACCACTTGCTAACCAAACAACACTACCGGTATACAAGCATACAGCACATCCTGCTATACGCACAGCACTTTTTACTAAACTTATGTAAAAGTGTTTTTTACTTACATCTACTGGTTCTGACATTATGACCCCTGTGCAAATTGCTGTTGTAGTTTAACATTATCGATAAACTCTTTTTTAGTTGCTGGATCATTTTTAAACGCACCACGTAACACTGTAGTTTGTGTTAAACTACTGTGTGCTTTGATGCCTCTATTTTCACAACAACCATGTGTAGCTTGCACATAAACACCAACATTTTCACTGCCTGTATGTTTCTGAATTTCATCAGCAATCATAACATTTAGTTCTTCTTGTAGTGTTCCACGCATAGCACACCATTGAGCAATACGTGTGTATTTACTCAAACCTAGCAACTTAGGACCTGCAATAATACCAATGTATGCTACACCTTTTACTGTCTGATGGTGATGCGAACATAAACTTGTTAGTTCACTACGCACAACCAACATACCTTCATAACCTTCACCTTCATTAACATAATTAGGAAAGGCATTAGGCGCTGGCATTGGATCATATCTACCAGACATGATTTCGTTGACATACATTTTTGCCATACGTCTGCCAGTATCAATACTGTTAGGATCGTTCTCAGTATCGATAATCAATGTTTTTAAAACATCTTCAAACTTATAAGCTAGTTCGTTCTTGATCTCTTCAAGTTCCCACTCGCTTATGTGTTCACTGATATTATCATTAGCGTAAAATCTTACGCCATTCTTTTTAAGTCTTTCGCGAACTACTTCGCTAACTTTTACTTCTTCTGTCATATTTTTCTCCGAGTTTTAGACGAGGATGTCTATTGTTTATAGTAACACTATTTAGATCTTTTGTCAACAATTAACTAAAATATTTGTCAAGCATTTCAATACGATCACTGGCTGCTGCCATAGTATCCAATTCATTTTGTATTGCTTCCACAATATCTGCATGTTCACCAATACCTACACTTTGATTCATATATACCATAATATTTGTTTTTGCTCTTTCGAGTTCGCCTTCGGCGTGCATTCTTGCAGCCTTAGCTAATTGGGCACTCATACTCATTTGCTGGTCTCCTTATTTCTAGCTTATGTATTATTTAATCGTATTCCCATGGAAAAACTATCCATGTATCTTCATTACTTGTATCTATTTCTTCCCATACATAATCTACACCACCAAACTCTGTATGAGTCTTTTCACACATTGTAGCAAAACGCACATTTTCACCCCATACGTCTTCCCATCCTTCGTGTCCAGGTAAGCAATTTGCTTCCCAATCTTTCTTTATCCATTCAAACGTAGCACCAGTATCATTAATGTCATCAACAATTAGAATACTTGTTCTGCCATCCACAAATTACTTTCTGGAGTTTCTTTACTGTCACGTAAACGAACATCTAGTGTATAATGGTTACAATCGAGTAAATGACTAAGCATAACGCTAAGAGGCAATCCGCCTCTGTTTAGTCCTACAATATAATTAGGTCTAAATCTACTGTTATACATTGATAATGCAAGTTTGTGAGCACACTTTTGCACATCATCCCAGGTATAATATTTTCTTTTTATTTTTTCCATGAATCCATCTCAGTTTTGATTTCAGTAATTTTTTCATTTGCAATTCCACGAGCCATAGATTGGACTTGTTCAAGAAGATGTGTGCAATGTTGTTTGTCAAATTTTTGATCAGCTAGTTCACTATACTCGT